GCCCCAGCCGGACAACGCGACGATAACCGGCGTCCCTTCCGAAACAGTAGCCGAGCCGGCGGACGCCGAGCCGGGAGAGCCGGTCCCGGCAAGGCCCGTTACTGCCGTTGAGACGTTCTCGATGGCCGTGACGGTGACGGCTCCGGGAGAACCTGTCCCAGTAGAGCCAGTCGCTGACGCAGATGCACCCCCGAAGGCTACGGCTGCACCGGGGGAACCCACCCCGGAGAGGCCACTTACCGACGCTGACGATTCTCCAGATACTGAGACTTCACCGGGGAAGCCCACCCCAGAAAGACCGCTCGCAGATACCGACGAGTCCCCAACAACAGTTGCGTCACCGGGAGATGCATTTCCGGCCAGACCACTTACGGACGAGGACGACCCTCCTGAAGCCGAAGCTTCACCAGAAGACCCCGACCCGGACAGCCCGGTGACCGGGGCAGATGCCGCGCCAGTTGCTGTGACCCCTCCAGAAGAGCCTGTCCCCTCCAAGCCCGTTACTGCCGTTGAGACATTCTCGATAGCCGTGACGGTGACCGCGCCGGGAGAGCCGGTCCCGGCAAGGCCGGTTACTGCGGTCGATACGTTCCGGATCGCCGTGACGGTGACTGCACCGGAGGAACCGGTGGCTGATACCCCCGTGACGGGAGCCGAAGCCCCGACCAGTGCCTCGCCCGTGCCAACCGTTCCAGCTGCAGACACCCCAGTGACGGGGGTGAGGGCGAAAGTCGAAACTTGAGCCGTTCCCACCGCTCCGGTGGCGGCGATCCCGGTCGGGAAAACGGTTACAGATACGGGACCTGCCGATGCGGCAACCCCATCATCAGCTAGAGGTGCGGAAGAAAGGGGGGAGAACCCAAGCATTTATTAACCCTCTGGCATAGACGGCCAAGTCACAAAGAACGGGTCGGCGGTGTTTTGCGGGGTGTCCCGCATGGCCTGACGGTATGTTACCAGACCCGCGTCCGCAGCAACACCTTGTTCATAAGCCTTCAGGATTTGGAAATCTGTCTGCGCCAATCTATTGTCACGGATGCGGCGAACCTCAATCCATCGAAGCTCGATCTCCACCGCATTAGGTGCGCGGGACACCCACGCAAAACCATCCCAGTCCAGCTTGTTGGGGTAAATGATCGGGGGTGGGTCAGAGACCGCAACCCATCCGGCGTCAGCGATTTCCTCTGGCGTGAAGGTAGAACGGTCTGTTCTGGACTGTCCGTTGGACAAAACAATCCGGTTTGGAAGAGGACACGGATAAGCGCCGTTGTGGGAATACAGGATCATGCTGTCACCTCCAGATACACGGTAAGCGCCCCTATGTCGGCCCCAAGCCGGGCTTCAGAAAACGTCAAGGTTGGCGATGCCCCAAGCGCAAGTTCTGGACCCCGAAGCCAGAAGTTGTAACCCGCAGCATCAGCGGGGGAAGAAGACTCGGCGTAAATATAATATGTCCCATCCGCCGCGTCAGACCTGCCGGTGCTTCCAGAGGGCGTTCCACCTGAGTCAACCTGCCAAGCGCCGCGATTGTCAGACTCAACCGCCACACTGGCCCAGCTTACGCCAGCATAAGTCCCGCTGTTGTTGGTGCTTGTCTCAAACCCGTGCGTCTGGTTTTCAAAGCTGTATAAGGTTCCATCCAGATTGATGTTGTCGATCTGAAAATCAGAATCGAACCCACCGTTGTTTGTCCCGTGGAACACAAGACGAACCGTTGCGTTGGCATAGGCTGAGATGTCTACGCTTTGCGTGGTCCAAGGATCATTGCTGCCGGAAACGGAAAGCAAGGTGTCGGAAAGCCCAAGTGAAACGCTTGGACCAGACCCGCCACCAACCTTGGGAAACTGGGTTGTCGAAGACAAGTCCCAGATACCTTGGGCTTTGGAATAGTCCAGACTGAGTGGGGTTTCAGGTGCCGTTGCCGGGGCGGTTGGAACAGACATGTCGGCCCAGTGGTTTTTAAACCGCTGCCACCCCTTGAAGAAACTACCAAACCTGCTGCGGCTCATGCGATGACCTCCAGAAAAACATCCAGAGTTCCGATGCCAGCGCCGTTACGCGCTTCAAAGAAGGTTAAGGTCGGCGAGCTGCCGAGGACAATCTCAGGGCTACGAAGCCAGAAGTTATACCCGGCCACATTCGCTGGCGCAGATGTTTCCGCGTAGACGTAGTAAGTGCCGTTCGCGGCATCCGTGCGGGCAGTGTTTCCAGAGGGCGTTCCACCCTGATCAACCTGCCAATAACCGTCAAGGTTTTCCGTCACGGTTAGGTTCGACCACGACACGCCAGCATAGGTTGCGCTGTCGTCCACACTGCTGGTTTCAAAGCTGTGGGTCTGATTTTCAAAGCTGTAGACATTCCCATCAAAATCAATCTGATCAAGCTGGATGTCGCCCGTGAAGCTGTCGCCGTTTTGATAGCGGAACACAAGACGAACCGTTGCGCCGGGATAGCCAGAGATGTCGACCGTTTGCTGGGTCCACGCATCGTTGGTGCCGGAAACGGAAAGCAGGGATGGGGTCAGGCCAAGTTCATAAGAAGGACCCCCACCGCCGCCAGTGATAATAGAATTAATCACCGAAGCAACGTCCCAAACGCCGGAGTTCTTGAGGTTGCCGAACTCGACCGTGACACCGGGTCGGAGGGCAATAGTGCGGGCCTCGTTCTCATCGCTCCCGCCGCCACCGAACACACCGGAATCTTCCGACCCAGCGGTATCTTGTAGCAGATACGCGGCCATCACGGTCGCGCCGGCTGTAGTGCCGCTTTGAGTGCCGCCCAAAGAATAACCGGCAGGGGGCGTCGCAGTGATGTTGTCGTCGTCCAAGTGGCCAACGGCGACAATCATGCACCCATCTGTGATGGTGGTGATGGACGGCGGGTCTGGCATTCCCGATGCAGCGGTGTTGGCTGCAGTGAAGGGAACATCCAGTGGGTTCGTCGTGTCCACACCCCTAAACACCATAGCGATATACGGCGCGCGGGATTCCGCTCCCAGACCCGTAACTTGTGTGTCTGGCGTAGCTCCCATGAATTTATACGCCGCCATCGCCCCGGTCGAGCTGGGTCGTTCGTCGTAAATCGTCGTGTAGCCGGTGGGGGCCATCGGGGTCAGGCTGGTATCGGATGCCGCCACCACCAAAACCATGTCGTCCTGCTGCAAGCCTGTGGGCAAGGTTAAGGCATTCGAATTGACCGTACTGGTGGAATCAACGAAAGTGATGTCGCCGCCGGGTACCGGCGCACCCGACGCAACGTAACGATCAGTGGCGTTGAAATCCAACGTCACCCCAATCATTCCGCCATTTCTAAAATACGGCGTCAGCATCAGGCGTCGTCGATCACTTCGTAGGAACAGATACCCTGAAGATCACCCGCAGCACTTGCCGTCAGGCGCAGGGTGTCGCCTTCCTCCAGATACAGACCAATGTCCTTGGAGATGACAACCAAAGATGCGTCAGCTGGAACAGTGATCGTGCTGGCCAAACGATACGCCACCGAGGACCGAAACAGATCAACAGTGATGTCAGCGTTGTTCGTCCCGTCGATGTTGGAAATGATCAACGAGTTGATCTTGTAGACCAAGTTCGACGCAGCGGAGTTGGTAACGATTGCCGTGGCGCTGATGCCGACCGACTGCACAGACGTGCGCCCCGTGATGCTGGAAACGTTGATTACATTCGGAGCCGCCATGGCATCACCTCATCCAAAGATCATAGACATAGCTGCCGCGCGGCCTGTTATGTCAGGGCTTGTCGCAGTGACAAACACAACCGCCGATCCAGACAGTGTGATAGCGTTGTCGGCATTGGAACTTTCTGTGACTGTGCGAGAGAGCGTGGTGCCGGAAGCAGTATAAGTCCCAGTGCCGATTTCCCAGTCTGTACCGTCCTCAATAACATAGCGAACAATATCACCATCAACTACGCCGGCCGCAGCAAAGCTCTGGTAGCCCGCTTCCGCGGACCCCAGAGTAATTGTCCCCGTGCCGGTTGTGGCCGAGGACATCTTTGCCCTATTGACCAGCGTAACCACTGATCACGCGATCCTGATGATCGCGTTGGACGCATCAGCAGTTGGGAAGACGATAGTGAAGTCACCCGCCGTAGATGTCTTGTCGCTGCCGAAATCAAGGACGATGACCGAATTCGTGCCTGCTGTCGAATTGTAGATCAGCGCACCTCGAGCAGTGATGGTGGCAGTGCTGAACGTCAGGTCAGCAAAGTCCGTCAAGGCCGTGGTGCCGGACGCAGTCGGAGTCACGTTTGTCAGGGTGCCGCCACCAGCGCTATACCCGGTCCCAGAGACCTCGTTGGTGGCCGTATAGCCGGTCGTCGCAGCAGTGAAGGATGCACTGTTGGTGTAAAGGGCGAGCTTGAACGTGTCACCCGTGCCATTTGTGAAGTTGTGCGTCCCCGTCATCAGCTCCCGCTTGAAGGAGGTACACATGAAGTTTCCGGTGAATGCCATATCAGAGGTTCCTTATCATTTTAGCCAGTTCGGGATACCCAGCCTCTGTCAGGGCTGTTTCTATTGTAGACCTATCACTTCTTATCGCTGAACGCATGTAATGCGCCACAACAATCTCAACATTGTCCCTGAACGCCTTGGCCTGCTCCCTGATCTCGGGAGGGGCTGAATCAGCGACCGCAACGATCCGATCAGCACAACGCTTCGCGACCTCCTCTGGTCTAGACCCGCGATTGTCCGTTGTCTGGACGGTCACTCCGCCGACTTCCAGTAGTCCAAGTCCGCTCATACTGCTTTCTCCCCATCTCGGTAGTTGTCTCTTTTCATTCGCGAATCGACCCCGTCCTGCTGACTGAGGGCCTCTTGATATCTGTCGCCATAGAGCTGAAGCATATCAGGCTCTCCCTTCATGAATGTGTAGGCCTCGATCAGGCACCCATACAGAAGAAGGGCTTCCGCATTCTCACCGAGCCAAGATATGCCGCTGGTGACAATAGACGCAGGCTCGTAGTTGTAGTGAAGCTCGACCACATAGTCATCATCAGGAGTCGGGCCTAAAATAAAATTGCCCGACGATGTCTCGGAGCCACCGGAGTAAGCATCTCCGTCGAAAACGCCGTAGAACTTTGGCTGACCCGTGGTCGATGCCGATGGGTATGCCTCCCTGATAAACGAGACATCCTTGCGAAGCAGGTAGTGATAATCACCGGATGCATCGACAACCGCTAGAGACAATGTGTTGATGAAATCGGACGGACGAGCGAGGTACTGGTCACCACTCGTCGCTGAACCAGTCACGTTCTTCCTGATCTCAGGAATGACCACTGAGTTGAAGATGCGCTCTTCCGCTTGGGCGATAAACGTCGGAATCTGCGAGACGAAGGTGGTCTCGTAGTTTGACGTGTAGTCCTGTATCGCTTGGGACAACTCAGTATAGTTCATGTGAACTTATCCGTTCCTCTTGAAGCCTGTGCCTCGGACAGCGCACCCGCTGCCGCGAGCCTTCATCGCGCCGCCCTTTGCCATTGCGATGGGCTTGCCATACCCCATCTCGATCTCGACTTCAGGTACGCTTTTCATTCCCATCGTGCCGGAACCGATCCCACTCGGTGGGCTTGAACTCATGCGTGGGTCCATGCGGGGGTCCATGCTGGCCTGCATGCCGCCTGCTGCTCGCGGGTCCATAGACATGCCGCCGCCCATCATCTTCTTGGGCTTCTTCGCCATGCCGCCGCTCATCATTTTCTTGGCCTTCTTCATGTCGATCTCCTATGAGTTTGTGACCGTCACCCGGCCAACAGACGATATCATATACTGCGCGGAGTTCCCAACTGGACC